CCCCAGTATACATAGCACATAGCATAATGTAATGTGAAGTATAAGATGGTTGTAGCGTATCTAATAAATATGTTTCTAAGCGTTTGAAATCTTCATAGTTTAAATATTTATTTTCTTCTTTGATACCTTTTTCTGTTTTTCCTTTTAATACGACAGTAGAAGTAGGGTCAAATGGTATTTTACGTGTTTTTACAGCGTGTTTAATAGCACCACTGGTAAATTCGTGGTATTTCTTCACTGTATCACGTACTCTAGTCTTAGCTAGTTCGTTGATATATTCTTGATAATTATCATTTGTAATATCCTTTAAAGATAAATTAAACGTTCTTCTTACGTACTGAATGACGGTATTTAAACGTGCGATAGTTTTTTCGCTTACAGTACCATCTTTATATAATTTCTTCCAATATTCCATGTAATCAGCTAAAAGAATTAATTCTTGATTTACATTCTTATGCGTTAACATTTCATTTTCACGTTTGATAGAAGCGTCCTTTGCCTCTGCTTTTGTTTTAAACCCACTTTTAGAAACGGCTTTTTGCTTACCGTCCACATAATAGTACACTTTATAAGCCCACGTTTTACCACGTTTATAAATGCTTGCCAAGATAGACACCCCTTTCATAATGTGGTATAATTGAT